ATTGCAGATGAGATGAAAAGAAAGTTCTTAACGAAGACTGCTCGAACACAAGGGCAGTCTATTTTCTTTTATAGAGATCCTTTCAAGTTAGTGCCAGTTTCACAGGTGGCAGAAATTGCGGATAAATTTACCCGTAATGAAATCATGTCTCCTAATGAGGTACGCCAGGTAATTGGCTTAAAGCCCTCTAAAGATCCGACTTCTGATGAGTTACGTAATCGTAATTTATCAGAATCAAACGCTGACGTGAAAAGTAAAACTGAAGAAATAGTTAAGGAAGAAACTTAGAGAGGAGGAAAATCAAAATGGAAGAAGATTACGATTTTAGCGGCTTAGCTACTAAAAACGATATTCTTTGTGCTGACGGTAGAACCATTCGTAATGGTGCATTTAACGACTGTGATGGTAAAAAAGTTCCTCTTGTATGGAATCATCAGCATGGAGATATTAAACACGTTCTCGGTCACGCAATTTTAAAAATTGTTCCTGAAGGCGTTAGGGCTTACTGTAAATTCAACAATACGGTAAATGGACAGGACGGCAAAGAAATGATCAAGAACAAGGATCTTGAATCTCTGTCAATCTGGGCGAATGACCTGAAACAGGATCGAATGGGAAACGTGTCACATGGTCTTATCCGAGAAGTAAGTCTGGTGTTATCCGGTGCGAATCCTGGTGCCTTGATTGACAATATTATGGCTCATGGTGATGATGACGACGAACAGGCTTACATCTTCTGTGACCAGCCTTTGGAATTATATCATTCAGAGGATGATAAGAAAGATGAACAGAAACCCGAAGGCAAGGAATCGGACGATAAAAAAGAACTGTCTAAGGAGTCCGAAGAGGACAAGGATGAAAAAGGTAAAACCGTAAAAGATGTCCTTGATTCCATGGACGAAGATCAAAAGACTGTTACAGCAGCGTTGGTGGCTCAGGCTTTGGAGCCCAAAGATTCAAGCAATGATGAAGAAAAGGAAGAAAAAGAAGGAGGAAAAGAAATGAAACACAATGCATTTGAAGGTACTGCGCAGAACCAGGATACTGTATTATCCCACGCTGCACAGGCTGAAATTATTGGTTTAGCAAAGAGTACTTCTGTAGGCAGCTTACAGGATGCTATCTCTATTTATTGTGAGCAGAATAAAGATACTCTTGCACACGGTATTGACAGTATTGAAACATTATTCCCTGAATTTAAGGATGTAAGACCGGGTGCTCCTGAATTAATTACAAGAGACCAGACATGGGTAACTGGTGTCATTTCAGGAACTCATAAGAGTCCTATTTCCAGAATCAAAACCCGTCAGGCTAATGCAAAGATTGCTGAGCTTAAGGCTAAGGGCTATAAGAAGGGTGAAAAGAAGACACTCATGACAAATATTGATCTCATCCAGAGAACCACAGATCCACAAACAATATATGTCAAAGACAAGATGGAGCGGGATGATATTGTTGACATTACCGATTTTGATGTTGTTGAGTACAATTATGGAATTATGAAAATGACTCTGGAAGAGACAGTTGCTATGGCTATCATGGTAGGTGATCAGAGAGAAAGCACAGATCCAGACAAAATTAAGGAAGATAAGGTTCGTCCTATTTGGAAGGACAACGAGCTTTATACAATTCATAAGGATGTTGATGTTGAAGCTCAGAAGAAGATCTTGCAGGGTACTAATACAAATATGTACTTCTCAGATAATTATGTATATGCAGAGGCAGTTGTTCAGGCAGCTCTTTATGCAAGAGAGGAGTATAAGGGATCTGGACAGCCTGCATTTTACTCCACACCTCATACTGTTAATATAATGCTTCTCGCAAGGGATAGAAATGGCCGCAGAATCTATGAAACTGTAAATGATCTTGCAGCAGCGCTTAATGTTTCTAAGATTGAAACAGTCGAGCAGTTTGCCGGTCTTAGAAGAACTACAGCCAAAGCAAACGGTGATGCTGAGGATAACAAAACAAAAGAATTACTTGGTATCTTTGTAAATCCGGCGGATTATCAGATTGGATGTACAAAGGGCGGTGAGATTACGAGATTCAATCAGTTTGATATTGACTTCAACCAGGAGAAATATCTGCTGGAGACAAGAATGTCTGGTGCTTTAACAAGAATTAAATCTGCTATTGCACTGGAAATCCCGGTTGCTGATGCAGATGTCACCGAAGATGATACAGATTCCGGTTTAGGAGCTTAATTTATGCCAGCAGGTTAGATTCAACTAATTGTAGTTAGATAATTTCAAACTGGAGGTGGATTTGATTGTGAATAGATGGCATGGGAGAATCGGGTTCGTAATAACAGTTCAAGATGAAATAAAGCCGTCCAAATGGGTGAAGAAAGCAATCGAAAAACAGTATTACGGAGACATTCTCAAAAATAATTTTCGATGGGAGTCGGGATCATCAGTGAATGATGATATCAATATTTCTAATCGGATTAGTGTTATTGCTGACAATTACATGACAAGTAATCTCCAGTGTATGAAATATATCGAAATAAGCGGGGCGTTTTGGAAAATCAATTCGATTGATATTCAGGCGCCTCGTTTAATTTTAGAGATTGGGGGAATCTGGAATGGAAAAAGAGCCGACTCTTGACGGGGAGTTTATGGAAATTCTTGGAACAGGAAATGTCTACTTCCAGCCCCCCGAATCTATAAAGCTGAGATATCCATGTATTGTATATGCCAAAGATGGATACAAGACACAGCAGGCAGATAATAAGAATTACCTAATATCTCAAAAATATTCGGTGACTGTTATATATGAAGATCCTGATGAAAATATTTCAAAACGTATTTTAGAGCACTTTTCAAAATGCTCTTTTGACAGGACATATGAAGCTGATAATCTTTATCACGATAGTTTGATACTTTATTACTAATTTTTGAAGGAGGAAACACATAATGAGTGCAACAGGAAAAATTAAGTGGGATCAGACAGGTCAGAGAAAATTTGAAACTGGTGTTGATCATGGCGTTCTTTATCCAGTATCTGAGGATGGTACGTATCCTAAGGGTGTTGCCTGGAACGGTTTAACAACTGTTACAGAAAGTCCATCTGGTGCTGAAGCAACACCAGTATATGCTGACAATATCAAATATTTGAATCTGTTCTCAGCAGAAGAATACAAAGCAACAATCGAAGCAGTTACATATCCTGACGAATGGGAAGCATGTGACGGATCTACTGAAGTTGCCACAGGTGCAACAATTGGGCAGCAGGATAGACAGGGATTTGGTCTTTGTTATCGTACTCTAATCGGTAACGATACCAAGGATACTAAATTCGGATATAAATTACATCTTATTTGGGGTTGTAAGGCATCTCCATCCGAGAAGAGCCATAATACCGTAAATGAATCTCCTGAAGCAGCTTCTATGAGCTGGGAAATATCAACAACACCTGCTGACGTAACAGGCTTCAAAGTTACAGCAACTATGGAGATTGACTCTACGAAGACCTCTGCCGAGAAGATGGCTAAGATTGAAGAAATCTTATACGGTAAGGATGAAGTTACAGAAGGTACACCGGCTGCAGCAGTTGATGCCAGATTACCTCTGCC